ATATATTGCTTCCTTTCCGTTCCGTGTTTTTGCAATCAGATTAATTATACTAGAATGTTGACAAACGCTGATAATTAGGCTTTTCAAGCACCTAAAGACAACTAAAAGACAACAAGCTACAAATCGTCAAGTATTTTTACGATTTGGGCGTTACTCTTAGCCTCAAGTTCTGCTATGAGGTAAGCGTATACGTCTATCGTTGTGGACGTTTTGGCATGTCCTAGCCTCTTGCTTATAGTATATATGTCAACCCCCTGATAAAGCAAGTAGGCCACGTGTGTGTGGCGCAGGGAGTGGAAGTGGAACCCTGACTTCTCAATGCCCACCTCGCGCATGCGCTGGTCTAGCAGCCTGACGGCAGGGCGGTATATAGCAGCTTTCCCGTCGCGAAGGAAGAGGTACTCCTGTCCAGATGTGTGCAATTCCTCAAGTTTGTCAAGCAGTTTGTGAGTAGTAGGGATGTCGCGCACCGATGTTGGGGTTTTTGTTGGGCCAAGCGAGCGACTGATCTGCTCATATGATCGCCTGACGTGTATGACACCGGCATCGCGGTCTATGTCCGACCACTTGAGCCCCAGTATCTCGCCGATGCGCATCCCTGTGTAGATGGCGATTAAGATAGCATAATCGCCAGGATTATCAGGAGTCGCAGCGCTTGTGACGTGCCTGGTCAGCCGATGCAGCTCTTCTACGCTGAGATACTCGACTTTGCGAGCCTCACGGCCTGTCAGTATGACTGCGTGTGTGAAGTCTTTAGTGATGTACTCGTCGTAGATAGCTGCCTGAACACACGATCTAACGGTTGCGTTGACCTGATGGACCCACCGCTTGCAGTAACGTTTCCCGAGGGCATTGAGATAGTCTTGATATCGGTCACGGGTTATGCTACTGATCAGCTCATCACCAAACTCCTTGCAGATCATGCGGATCATGCGCTTGTAGTTGCTGGCTGTGCCAGCTCTGACAGCTGGTAGACGGTATGCCTGCACCCAACCTTTGAAGTACTCGGAGAAGGGGATGTCTCTCTTGGCTTTGAGAACACCGTCTTTCTCAGCTTCTATCTTAGCCGCCCAGGCTCTTGCCTCCAGCTTGGACGCAAAGCCCTGTTTGCTTTTCTGTTTGAGCTTGCCGCTCGAGTCACGCTGGCTGACCGTCACTTTCCAACCGCTCTTAAGCTTCTTGTAGCTTGCCACGGGGTACACCTCCTTTGCCTAAAAAAAGCCGGTTTGCGCCGGCCGTTCCTATATACGTATACACTTAATTAAAGTACCACTTAAATTTATATCGATTAAGTCCCTTGGAGCTGCCGACAATCTCGCCACCGGACTTGACGTACGTCATGATGCCCAGCTTGATATCCTCGTACTGATCAAGCGTGTACTGCTTGGCGATGCTCGAGTACGACATACGCATGGCGCTTTTCATGACCCGGGCACGGTCGGCACCGTTTAACCCCGACATGGCACTAGTTACATATACCGTCAGCCGGTTGTCACCGTCATATCGGTCGTACTTGATCTTATCGACGTATTTGGACCATGCCCAGTCGGGGTTTGGCTGGCCACTGTCGGTTGGGTTGCCATCCTCGTCAAGGGTACCGTCAGCCCAACCATGCGCCAGCTTGAGGTAGTGGCTGATGCTTTTGTTGACTTTTCCAATTTTTTTAGCCCGCCTGCTCTTGCTTGCTGCCAGTACTACCGGGCTGCTTGCGCTGTATGTATCAACTGCCACGCCGGCCGCTCCAAAAAGGGCAGCTGCCACGGTCACGCAAGCTGCATATCTGTATGCTCTCTTCATAATCATCACACTCCAGTTTTAAGCAGCTCTTCTACGCTAGACAAAAAGTTGAGACTGATCTTCTGGCTTTCCAGAAAGGCCACGGCATCGATGTTTTCCTTGCTTATGTCCCTGTCGCTGGCGTACTCGGCCAACTTCTCACGCAACATGTAATCGTTGGCTTCACCTTCCATCTTGATATGCTGCGTCTGAGTAGCAGTGTACAAAGCACTGCATCCCCGGTGCTCGACTGCATGGCCGAGCTCGTGCAGTATGACACGCTCCTGATCCTTATCGTCGAGCCTGCTGCTGACAACGATCACACGAAGTGCATCGATATACAGTCCTTCTTTGTGCAAATCAAGATAGCGGACACGTACACCCGCATGCTCCAAAAGTTCCCTTGTTTCCCTTCTCAAAAGCATCCCTCCTATGCTCTTATATACCTATATATACTACTTGGCGATCATGCCTTCAATAAGTGCTGCTACCAGCTTCTTATCGTGTTCGTCGAGTTTTTGCCCGTCTGACGTCATGATAGAGGATAGTGCCTCTTCCACGGTTAGATCCTTGGTTTGTGGCAAGCCCAGCAAGTAGTCTGCCGACACGTGGAAGTATGATGCCAAAGCGTTGACTGTCGCTAGTGACGGTGTGCGCTCGCCAATCTCATACGTACTAAGTGCAGCGGCACTGACGCCTATATCGTATGCAAGTGCCTGCTGCGATAGTCCTCGCTTGGTCCTCAGATGCCTGATTCTGGTACCTATCCCCTTAGCGCTGCTCGCTGCCCTATCTATCATATCACTACTCATACTTGGTCTTCCTTTCTTTTACAAAGAGCTGTCACCCCTTTTTATCTCCTCGAGATATAGTATAGCATAGAAAATCTTCTTTTTGTTGACTAACTTCACAAAAAATTCAACAAATAGTATTGACATTCTACGGATAGTAGAGTACACTGTAGTCATGGTAAAGGAAAGGAGGCAGTAAAGATGGGTGGTACATTACCAGGTGTATCAGAAAAGCTGATAGCCCTCAGGAAAGAAAAGGGGCTATCTCAAGTGGAGGCGGCCCGCGCGGCGGGCATCTCGCCTCAAAGGCTGAGTGCCCTCGAGAGGGGCACACGCGGCATCAACGATGCCGACAAAAAAAGAATAGCCGCCGTCTATCAGACGACGGTAGGCTCCCTTTTTTTTGGAGAGGACTCTACAAATCGTAGAGATTGGCTCCACATCGTAGAGAAAGGAGGTTGGCCGGTTGGAAGAGTTGATAGAAGGAATAATCGAAACGAAGATTGCTGAAGCTCTTAAGGCTCAGCAACCGGATGACACCCCGGAAGGCAAAGTCTGGGGCATCAAAGACTTCTGTCGCGAGTGCTGCGGCGGAAGGGGCCGTGACTGGGTGCGGGAGCATATCCTGTACCCCTTCCGCGACCAAATCGGAATCGTAAGCAATCCAGAGAACGGGTGGGTGTACTACCCGGGCGAGGTAGGCGGGACCTACTTGATCCGGAGGAAAAGAGCACAGAAGTGGATGGAAGACCACTTCAACGATATTGACTGGAGGAGATAAAAGATATGCAAGAAGAAACCGTCATGGTTCCTGTCAGCACCTTGGGGTTGCTGATGGCCATTGCTATGGGCGCTGAGTGGAAAACGGAAAGCACTAAGGAAGTCGCTGCTGCTATTCTTGACGGCACCCCTGTCGCAAAAAACGAGCTGCTGGCCTATATGGTAGCGTTCAACGCTCTGGAGATGGATGCCCGTGGTTGTGGTGAAATTGCCAAAATGTTGATAGACGGAGCTCGAGAAACATACGGGGCTGAAGTGCTTGAAAGAGTGCTTAAGAAAATCGAAGAAATCGAAAACGTAAGGAAAAAAAGGAGGAGAGCAAATGAATGAAAAAGAGTTACTAATTGCGTTGAAACTAACGCAGCATAACCATCGCATTCTGATGGAAATCAAAAACAAACAATTGGAGGCGAAGAAATGAAAAAATTCAGAATTACGTACAAAGAACTCAATGAGGAGCATTATCCCCTCGAAAGTCGGCTTACCATTTTAGACGTTTACGATATCGAAATTGACGAAGGTTTTGTTGCCGTTTGGATTGATGGCGGCCACAAAGGTGCTGCACCTGATATGGCCATCAATGCTAATTTAGTGTATAAAATCGAACGAATCAAGGGGGAAGAAAAATGAAGAACTTATCTGATATCAGAAAAGAACGTAAAGACGTCCTGACATACTGGACTGTCGGAGACATTACGGAAAACTGGGCACCAGAAAGAGTTGCCTGCATTGCCGTTTTTCTAGAAGAATTGGATGGCGAAAAAGACGCCATCGTAAGGGGGTGATTTTATGGAAGAACAAGATCCGGAAAAAATGGTTAGAGACTGGGTGCGCAACACCAAAGAAGCCTACAGCATTCTGTGGGCGTTCGACCAACTTATTATGCGAGACAGAAAGTGGTGGAAGCCTTATGATGCTTTGTCAAAAATGTTGGATGAGTTTGACAAAATCGACGTAGACTAAAAAACCGCCCTTGGATAAGGCGGCTAAAACGGTTGTTAACAGTGCTAAGTATAGCACACTTGGAGGTTATTGAAAATGGAAATGCTAAAGAAAATTGAAGTTAACTACACACCAGGAACAATCACGTTCCCGTCAGCGGGGGCATTGAAGGCCTACGTGGCAGAGGTGCTGAAAAAAACTGAAGGCCTCGTCGCTACAGACGAGAGCATAAAGGCGACGAAAACGAGCCGGACGGAGGTAAACAAACTCCAGAAGGCTATCGCCGATGTGCGTAAAAAATACAAGAAGGAGTGGGACCGCCCCTTCACCGAATTTGAAAGCACGCTCAAGGCTCTCGAGGGCGACTGCAAAGCCGCCAGCACCGAGCTCAAAGCTACTATCGACAGTTTTGAAAATCAGCAGAAAGAGGAGCGTCGTAAAGCTGTGCAGGAGCTCATTGAAGAGATGGCCCCTAACTACCATATCAACTCCGAAGATATTGAGATACTCGACAAGTGGCTGCTGAAGTCAACATCGAAGAAGGCAGTGCTTGAAGGTGTCGCCGAGTCGATGAAGACCATGCAGAGACTCAACGCTGAGAAGGCACAGGTCGAAAAGCTCTGCTTGAAGCACGGGCTCCCGGCAGAGAGATATATTGACCTGCTCCAAAGAGGGATGACTTATATCGAGGTCGAGCAGGTCATAGAAGGAGATCTTCGGAAACAAGAAGAGGTCGCTGATCTCTTCAAACAGCGGAAAGCTGCAGAAGTTGCCGCCCAGAAAGTCGGTATGGTTGACGTCGGCGACGGCAAGCTTATCGATACCGAGACAGGGGAACTCAAGCACGAGCTCCAAAGGGTCTCTCTTGAGCTTCAGGGGACCAAAGAACAGATCGACGACATAGCACGGTACATCGTGAAGAGTGGCGTCAAGATCGTATCGTCAAGCGAGCGTGAGACGGTCATTGAGTAGGAGGTGGCGAACATGGAAGCTAGTGAAGAGATGAAGAGCCTGTACAAAGCTCTCGCAAAGTTCCGGCAGCAGCTCAAGCAGCCAGCAAAGGACGGCAGCAATCCTTACCTCAAGAGCACGTACGTGACCCTTGACGGAGTTATCAAGGCGGTCGATACCGCCCTGGAAGGAACGGGCCTCTCCTATATCCAAGAGGCCGCCACCTCCGACGGTTTGCCGGCGGTAAGGACCGTCCTTTTTCATGAGGACGGCGGCACGCTGGCAAGCGGGTGGCTGTCGCTGCCGCTCAAAAACGGGGCAACGCCCCAAGACGTCGGCAGCTTGCTGACGTATGCCAAGAGATACCAACTGGCGGCTTTCTTTGGAGTTTCGTCCGACGTTGACGACGACGGCAACTCCGCCAGCAGCCAGAACGGTAGTCAAAGATATCCGCAGAACGCGGGCTATCAGCAGCAGAACAGTTATCATGGCAGCGGTAATCGTGGGGGTAACGCACCAAAAAGTGATAACTCACAGCGTTATCATCAGGTGCTGCAGGAGACGGCAGCCCGTCTCAGTATGACCGCAGAAGAAGTCAAGGCGGCCGTAGCAAGCGAAGTTGGCCAGAACCCACAGTATGCCAACTATACGAAGTGGTCGCCCGAAGTCAAGCAAAACGTCGCAATTAAAGTAATGAAGGACATGATACGGCAGTGACCTACACCGAGCGGGTGAGATGCCCGCTAGAGAGGAGCAGAAATGAACGATAAGAGTTTTGTAATGGTGGCCGGTTGGATGGTCAGCAAGCTGCAGCTCAAAGGACGGGAGCTGCTGATATATGCCGTGATATACGGCTTCTCGCAAGACGGGCAGTCGTGGTTCACGGGCAGTGTCCGGTACCTGGCCGAGTGGGCGGGATGCAGCAAAAGAACCGTGTACACCACGCTGCAGTCGCTCCTTGAAAAAGGGCTGATCCATAAGCGGGTTAAGGACGTCAACGGGGTCCGCTTCTGTGACTATCAGGCGGTGAAGCCAGATGCAGGGGTGGTGAAAAAACTGCATGGGGGTGGTGAAAAAACTGCACCGGGGGTGGTGAAAAAATTGCATGGGGGTGGTGAAAAAACTGCACCGGGGGTGGTGAAAAAATTGCATGGGGGTGGTGAAAAAACTGCACCGGGGGTGGTGAAAAAATTGCATGGGGGTGGTGAAAAAACTTCCGACCATAATATAGAGCATAGTATAGATAACATATCTATAGAGCAGACAGATAGAAAGAGTCAAGCTGCTACCAAATCGCTTGAAAAGGAAGAAACTTCCGGCGGTCTGCCTGGCGATGCCGGCTTGGGCAAGCTGGTCGATTTCTACCAGGCCAACTTTGGGCTGATAGGCGGGTATCTGCTTGATGATCTGAGACAGACGTATGAAGAGTGGTCAGCTCGCTCAAAAGACCCTGCCGGCATCATGCTCAAGGCTATGCAGATAGCGCTCGAGAAGAACGTCCGGACCTGGCGCTTTGTCGCAGGCGTCTTGAGACAGTGGGAAGGGCACAACCCGCAAACCCTGTCTGACGTAGAGACGCTCGAAGCAGAGCATCAGCGTAACTCCACCGGCGGTGCTACTAGTCAGCGCGAGCGTGAGTTCAATGCCAAGTACGGATGGGGGGACTAGCTATGCAACGGATTATTTTTGAAATGAAGGAACCGCCTGCCGCAAACGAGGGTGCGCATCGCGCCTGGGAGTGGTGGATCAAGGCCACAGAAGAAGAGAAGGCTGTCGCGCGACGGCAGATGGATGAGAAAAACGAGGAATTCATCGAGTCCGAGTGCAAAAGGCTCTTGACGCCTAAGACGTGGAAAAAGAGCCTGTGGCCGGCCGGAAGAGAGATACGGTTCTGCTTCCGCGACTGGGACTATACGCTCCAGACCGATCATGAAACTGCAAAAGCAGTGGCGTGTCAGGCCAAAGCGCTGTCTGACAAGATTATCGCCGGAAGCACTGATAACGCGGCCTTCATCGGCGGCACAGGCTGCGGCAAGACGTCACTGGCCATAGCTATCCTGACTGCCTGCCGCAAACAGAGTATGCCGTGCATGGTGTTAAGTACGGCGGAGCTTGTCAGCAGCCTCGACAGCAGCTACGGGTACGATGATGCCAGGCGACAAATTGCCAAGGTTGAGAAGGCGGCCGTTGACTGCAGCGTGCTGCTGCTTGACGATTTGGGCGTCGAGGGCGGACCGCAAGTCAAGCCCGTACGTCGGGATATGGCGCAGCTGATGTACAGGATAAGCAACGCGCGACTTGACAAAGCTACGCTCGTGACCACCAACAACACGCCGGCCGAGCTCGGCCGCATGTACGACGAACGCATCGTCAGCCGGCTTATACCCAAAAGCAAAGGTCAGATAGTAGACATGCGCGGACTTGATGATGTCCGCGGGAAATGAAAAAGGAGGACCGGAAATGGTTACTACAGTTCAAAGTTTTAAGTTTAACGAGCGCGACGAAAAGGAGGTGGGCTAGATGGAAGCCATGGAAGTCATCGACGTATACAACCACCCCAATGCCACTATCGTGGAGCTGGAAGACCGCTATGATTTCTTTGGCGGCCATAACTGTGGGGCTTTTGTCCCAGGAAAGCCCCTTGCCACACCGGCAGTGCCATACAAAGAACTCTTCAAAGCCAACCTTAACAGCGTCATCGAGCGAATGATCAAGGGGGAGGCATGATGTACGGCAAGCAGACACACGCAGCTTCACACTTCGGCCGCAGAGTGGAGCTTGACGGGCAGAAGTTCGACTCCATCAAAGAGGCACAGTTCTACAGTCGCTACATCAAGCCTAGCGGCTATGCTTACAGGTGCCAGGAGCGCTTCACGCTCCTTGAAACATACACACTGGAGCTCATCAGACTCCGGCAGACGGTGTACAAAGCTGACTTCGTCATCTACGACGATGCAGGACGGATCAAGCACGTCTACGACGTCAAGAACTCGCTCAGTCGGTACAATATCGACGAGAAGAGCCGTCTGAAGTTCCAAATGTTTGCCCGCAAGTACGGGGTTCCTGTAGAAGTGGTGGTGCCGAGAGCAGGAGGTTTCCTGGTAGATATACTAGGCACGACTAAGAAGATAGAACCGGTGCTCATGACGGGCATCGATTACGACTGGCAGCAGCTGATCAGGTAGCTGCACAACTTCCCGACGGATAACCGCCGGGTACCGGACCCTTAGCTCAGTCGGTAGAGCAGACGGCTCATAACCGTCCGGTCGCAGGTTCGAGCCCTGCAGGGTCCATCGCCCCTATATGCTCCGGGGCGACGGATAAATTAGTCTAGCGCTATAGTACGATTGCCGGCACTTGCGGCTTAGATACTCACACCATCACTCCAAGAGTGTAGCGCAAATCGGTATAGCAGCACACGGGCATCATGGCCAGCAATCGAATTGCAACGTGTGCATAGCCGACTGATTGTTCTTGAGTCGATAATCAGTTGGCTAGCCGTTGCCAGGCATCATTCCTTTAAGAAATTAGTTGTAACGTACGGATAATCAGGCTCAAGTGTGCCGGAAACGGTCCATCTCATGATGAGGAGGTTCGAGTCCTCTGCCGGCGCATATGGAAGAAAGGAGAAGATAGATGAAGTTATACTTAGTTACCGTCCACGTTGACGGCACAGTTACAAACCGGCTGATAAGGGCGTCAAGCCCTAAAGAAGCAGAGAAGGAGGCGCATAGGTGCGTGTCACAAGAGACTACGGGCTCACGAGCTCCAAGTTAGAGCATGACCTGCTCGCGAGCATCGACAAAAGCATGAGGGATGACGCCAGAAAACGCAGGAAGAAGGTGCCGGCGTCAAAGCCCGAAAGAAAGTACAGTCACAACTGGAATGGAAGGAGTCTAGGAGGGATATCTTATGACCAAAAGAAGACCGATGAAGCTGGCGGTAGCCGCCAACGTGCTGGAACTGGCATATGGGAAGGAGGTGTTCGAGAACGCTAAGCTCTACGCGGTTGCCGAAAGCGACGAAGAAGACGAAGTGCTGCGAAGAGCCGCTCAAAGGGTTTTGGCAGCACGCAGCGGCAGCGTGGACATTGCTCACCGTACCCAGCATAACTGGCGCATCACGATGGTATGCACAGACGCTGACAGTCCGGACTACGGGCGGATAATGTCGTGCCAGTCGATGGCATCCGTGGATCGCTTTCTAGGGCTGCGGACGGGCACTACATACGGCCAGCTCAGGAAGACCAACTCAGCATACATGTGCGGGTGGAAGGTAGAGCGTAGAGAGGTGCGTGCGTGATGCCATTTAGGAAGCTGATGGACTATGTTCTGTTAGAAGGCCCCGAAGTCGTCATAGCCCCGGCCGACACGGTCACGGGCTATCGATACCTCGGAAAAGATCATCTGGCGGTCGATACCTACGGGCTGCCATCGTGTGGTATCGACAGCTATAGGCGTGATGTAGTTACGGCAGTACAGGCATACACCGACAGTGACATCGCCGTCATGCTCCACGAGCTGAGCGGGCAGAGGGAGTTTGATCGCGTGATGCAGATTTGGTGTGATGACTCGGGCGACTATGAGCTGATACCCAAGTCCGCCTACCTGCTGCTCCCTGGCTACAAGTTCGACGTAGACCCTGAGGTGCGGTCAAAACAGATGTCGCTGCTTGATACCGACCCTGACTACGCTATGAAGTACTTGAAAGGAAGCTTAGAGGATGAAGTTTGACTATGCGCTGCTTAGCGACCGCAAAACTATCGGGATTGCGCCTATGTTTACTTTGCGGCAGGGCGATCACGTCCGGACCGACGACTGTCACTGGCTAAAAGTTTTCCACGTTGTGACACTTGATCAGGATTGCGAGTCCGCCGTGATCCTGAAACAGGCACTTCGTTTTAAGCGGATTGCAAGAGCTTTCAGAGGAAATTGCACTGTCCACTTTACCAATGAGGATTTTGAAGGAGGTCAAAAAGATGAAAATCAAGAAGTTTATAAGGGAATACTGTGAAAAAGATTGGCACGAAGTAACGGAAGAGGAAGAAACGCTGTATGAGTTTTGCCTAGATATGAAGGAAATGGAGGAGAAACTTGAGGTTGCCATTAGCAAGTATGAACACGGAGAAGCTACTGCCAAAGATGCATACACGCTCATCGACAGTATCGCTTGCGCGTTGACCGACGCAAATCAGTTTTTATGCTACATGGTGAAAGGAGACCGGAAATGAAATTTAAAAAGATTGAGAGTTATCCGCCGCTGACGATAGACGAGCAGGAAACCATCCTCACCTGGGACGCAAAGGAGCGTGCATGGCATATCCACACTGACTACCCAGTGCACGCGCGCAAGCATGAAGCAGCACTTGACGAGTCCAAGCTTGTCAAGAAAGGCTACCGAGACGGGGCACTGGTTATGATCGATGGGTATCTGGACGAAAGCGCATATACGGTCCGGATCGGCAAGAAGCGCCATTACTCTGACGAGCAAAGAGCCAAAATGGCAGAGCGCCTTAAGAATGCGAGGGAGAAGAATGACAGATAAAATTAACGAATTTGTAAAAGCATTCGCCGAACGCATGAAAAGCGGTTTGAAGGAAGGTGATCAATCGGACGAAGCGCTTTACTGCATGATTAAAGGAATGGAGAGCGCTCTTGAACTAATTGGCAAGCTCACCGAGTACAAATCGTTCACAAGCACTGACACAGAAAAAGATTTGGTAATCGAGCTGTACTCAGAGACAGTAAACCTTCTAAGCTGTATCAAATATTTCAACGACGAATACACGGCATACGTGAAGGCAGCGACGAGAAAAGAGGAAGAAGAATTGATAGGAGAAACAGTGATCTTAAAAACAGATACGCTCGCAGAACTTATGGGTATGGCTTTGCTCGCCGCTAACACAGGGCTCTTGCCGGAAGATGCGTATGAAGAGTGGTTCAACCTCAGATTCGGGCGGGAAATAGGTTTTAAGATCGATGGTTTAGAAAACGGCTGGGGACGTGAAGAAATTCGTGCTTTGAATAGCCTGGCTGATGGTTGGGCTCAGCAGTTTAAAGCTAATAAAGCGTTTGAGAAAATCTCGAAGTATGCTTTGACAAAGGAGAAGGAAGAAAAAATGACAGAAGAAACAACCGACTATGATCACCCGCAACGTTACACGGGCGAAGATGGCAAGGACTTAATTGACCGCTTTGAAGAAGGGCTGATGATTAAGGACGCAAGGGAGAAGGATGGCAGAAAGTGATGAAACATATGAGCAAGTGCGGGCTGATAGCCGGCGTTGCCTTCCTGGTCTGGGGAGCGGTGATGTATATCCTCTGTCAGTGGTTGGCAAGCTGAAAGACGTAAAAAAAGACATCCCCTAGAGGATGTCCGCTTGAAAGGAGTCTTTCCGAAGACCAAGTACCTATAGTATAGCATATATCGGCACACGGGGGCGTAAGGATGGACTTCTTTTTTGATGAGTTAGACGAAGTTAAGACAGCAGAAAACGTCAGGAACTTTTTGAAGCACGATTACCCGAAGATCTGCATGGCTCTGGGCAGACCGGTGAGCTATATCCAGTCTCCGAGCATGAGTGGGATGCCAAAAGCTCCGAGCGTGGGGAACGCTGCAGAAGACCGTTTAGTTAGGGCAGCAGACATGCAGATGGCGGTCAAGTGGGCACGTGAGGCGCTGCGCATGGTGCAGACGTATGATCCTGACTCGGGGCGGCTTATCATCGACTGTCTAGTGCACAGGCGCAGCCGAGATGCACTGGCTGACGAGATGGGATATAGTCGGACGTCGCTTCAACGCATGCTGCAGAAAGCATGCTGCCAGTACGCCGGGTATCTGTCCAGCTGCAGTGGCGGCAGGCTTGACCTAGTTGCCTGGAAGTGATACAAAGAGTGGACACAGGAGTGACATATTGGCGTTTTAAGGGCCTATACTGGTAGTATAGAGATTTTCAAAGAGCAAGGATACCCTTGCTCTTTTTTTGTATAGGAGGTAACGATGGGAAATGCTTCTCTTATAGCGGCCAAGAAGGCCAAGAACGACGAGTTTTATACGCAGTACAAGGATGTTGAGAAAGAGCTCGTGCACTACACTGGGCAGTTCGAAGGCAAGAGTGTCTACTGTAACTGTGATAGTCCCAAAAAATCAGCTTTCTGGAAGTATTTTCACATCAACTTTCAGAAATTGAAGCTGAAAAAGCTAGTTTCGACGCACTACGAAGTTAGCGATGTGACATACAAGATGGAGTACGGGGGGGGGAGGACGAGAACCTCGCGGCAGGAAAGAAGACACTGTTGAAAGAGAATGGCGATTTCAGAAGTGCCGAATGTCTTGCCCTGCTTGATGAAGCGGATATAGTCGTCACCAACCCACCGTTTTCACTATTCAGAGAATTTATCACAACTCTACTAACTGCAAGGAAGAAATTCTTGATCATCGGCAACCTCAATGCTGTCGCTTATAAAGGACTCGTGTCGTCACTCGTTTCTGGTGAAGTGCGAGTTAGCGGTTGGAACGTCATCGGTGGTTTCGTCCACAACGGGAGCCTAAAGCACGTTACTGCTAGGTGGTACACGAACTTGAATACGTGCACAAAAAAGCTAAAGTTGCATTGTACTTGGGATCCGACTAGCTATCCCAAGTACATCAACTACGACGCCATAGAAGTTTCAAAAATCGCGAGAATTCCGGCCGATTATCATGGCGTGATGGGGGTTCCAATCACTTTCATGGACTACTACGATCCGAACGTCTGGGAGGTTCTAGGGTTCACGAAGCCGGCACAAGCTTTAAGCTTGCCGGAGATTGGAGAGTATGACGACTACATTGAGATGCGTCCTGACGGGACCCCGACGGGTGGCACGGGGAGAAAGGTCAAGGGCAACGCCAAACTGCTTGGAAACGACGGAAAGCATAACTTTTATATCAACGCAGACGGCCGCGTTTTCCAAGCAACGTACACGCGCTTTTTTATAAAAAGAAAATTGTAACACTTGTAGGAACGGTACTAGTCAAGGAGGTGGTGCACATGTGAGCGAAAAGAAAAACAAGCTGACGGCCAAGCAGAAGCGTTTCTGTGAGGAGTACATGGTGGACGGCAACGCAACTCAGGCAGCTATCCGGGCTGGCTACTCCTTCAAAACGGCAAGGACCATAGGTGCGGAAAACTTAGCAAAACCTGCCATCAAAGAGCATATCGACGCTCTTCTGGCCGAGATTGAGTCGGCCAAAATCGCCGATGCAAGAGAAGTGCTCGAGTTTTATACCCGCGTGCTGCGCGGTGAGGAAAAAGAAGAAGTTGTCCTCGGCACGGAACTCGGCATCGAAAAGACCGAGAAAGGGCCCGCGCTAAAGGATCGCATGTCCGCCGCCCGGGAGATCATGAAGAGGTACCCGCTTGCCGGAAGCGACCCGTTGCTTGCTGAGCAGCTCAGAAAAGTCAAGGCCGAAGCCGACATTATTGAGCGTCGCCGTGACGATATGCTGGGCATGACCGACGAGACTGGGGCAGACGAAGAGCAGGCAGACCTGATGGCAGCTATCGACAAGGGACTGAGCGAAGTTTGGAGTGATGAAGACGATGATGACAAGACCTAGAAACCGTTTCTCCTTCACGCCGTTCAGCCGCAAGCAGCTGCAGGTGTTGTCATGGTGGCGGTATCCCAAAACCCGGAGCCTCGATGCGATTGTGTGTGACGGCTCTGTCCGCGCGGGCAAGACCGTGGTTATGTCACTGTCGTATGTGTTATGGAGCATGGCCACTTTTGACGGACAGCAGTTTGGCATGGCAGGGAAAACCATCGGCTCCTTCCGACGAAACGTCTTGCGACCGCTGAAGCAGATGTTGACGTCCGAGGGGTATACCGTGATTGACTCGCGAACCGAAAACATGCTGACAATCGCCAAGGGCAGCCATACTAACTATTACTTCATTTTTGGCGGCAAAGATGAAGCCAGTCAAGACTTGGTGCAAGGTATCACGCTTGCCGGCTTCTTTTTTGATGAAGTTGCTCTCATGCCACAGTCTTTCGTGAGCCAGGCTACCGCCCGTTGTTCCGTGTCGGGAGCCAAGTTATGGTTCAACTGCAACCCAGAAGGGCCCTATCACTGGTTCAAGACCGAGTACATCGACCAGTTGGCCGAGAAGCGGGCGCTGCGCATCCACTTCCAGATGGAGGACAACCCGTCGCTCAGCCCTGATGTCATAGCCAGGTATCACCGAGCATACTCAGGCGTTTTCTATCAGCGCTATATACTCGGTCTGTGGGTACTGTCTGACGGAGTTGTGTATAGCAACTTCGACCGCGACACCATGGTGGCAGAGCTGCCGGAGGATGCAGTTCCGGAGAAATACTGGATATCAGTCGACTACGGCACTCAAAACCCTACGGTCTTTCTACTGTGGGGCCTGTATCACGGTGTCTGGTACTGCATGGATGAGTACTACTACAGCGGCCGTGGGACCGGCAAGCAGAAGACCGACGAACAGTACGCCGACGACCTCGAAGATTTTTATTATGGCCACGGGATAGGGCGCCATGAGTGTCCGCTTATCGTCGACCCGTCGGCGGCCAGCTTCAAAAAAGCGCTGCGCAACCGTGGCTTCAAGGCCGTCAACGCAAACAACGACGTCATCACCGGCATCCGCTTCGTGATGACCGCCATGAACTGCGGGCAGATCAAGTTCTCAGAACGCTGTCAGAACTTGATTAAGGAGTTCTCAAGCTATGTTTGGGATGAGAAAGCCGCTCAACGCGGCATAGACGCAGTAGTCAAAGAACACGATCATGCCTGTGACGCCATGCGATATTTCTGCATGCACGTGCTTTATAAGCGCCCGGGCAAGACCGTGCAGCTTTTCAAGGGAGGGATATAGATGTGAAATATCTGACTTCACGATGCTCCGTCAGTGATGACGGAGTGTTCTTATATGACGGAGATGTCCCAACCGAGGACGACATCCGCCAGTACATCAATGCGAACGAGGCGATGGCCACCAAGTGGAACCGATATCGTCACTACTACAAAGCGGAGCAGACGGCACTTATCCTTGCGCCGCCAAAGCCAAACGGCAAGCCGGACAACAGAGTAACGCTTAATTTTGCCAAGAAACTGATTGATACCTATACCGGCTTTGCGGTCGGCAAGCCAGTGCAGATCACCTTGCAAGAAGACGTGGCCAACAAATCCTTGAGCGAGTGGAACGTCGCACACACGGTTGATGACGTTATCGCTCGAGTCTGGAAGCAGTCCAGTATCTATGGCAAATCGCACTTCTTGGTTTATGCCGATGACGGCGATATATGCGTCACTGATGCAGACCCGCGCACCGCTTTTGTCATCTATGATGACTCGGTCGCACGCAAACCTTTATGCGGCGTGGTCTACACGATGTACAGTGCAGGGCTTAAACAAGCTACGGTTTACACGCCGGACGAAATATGGACATTTGGTGCTGCATCATCAAGGGAAACTAACCCGTTCCACTGCATCCCGCTCATCGAAGTCGACGAGAATGACGAGCAAGTAAGCGTCATCGCCAATGTGATCACCATTATCGACGAGCTTGACAAGGCGGTATCCGAGAAAGCCAACGACATCGACTACTTCGCGGATGCGTATCTCAGGGTACTGGGACAGCTGCTGACCGAAGATCAGGTAGCTAACCTGCGCGACAACCGTATCATCAACTTAAAGGCACGGGAAACCGACGATGATACTGCTGAGCCGCTTGACGTAAGCTTTTTGGAAAAGCCGAGTGCCGACGGCACGCAGGAAAACCTCATCAACCGCCTGGTTGACATGCTCTATCAGCTGAGCATGATCGTCAACCTTAACGACAAGGACTTTGGAAACTCCACCGGCGTTGCGCTGCAGCTCAAGTACAAGCCTATGCTCAACCTCGCGACACTTAAATCGCGGGGCTTTTCACGCGCGTTGAAAGAGATGTACAGGGTGGTTTTTGCGAGCGATCAGCTGCGTGGCCTTGATGAGACCGCATGGCAGTCCATCGACATCAACTATCAGTACGATTTGCCGCATGATACCCTGACAGAGGCGCAGACGGCACAGATACTGTCCGGCCTGGTCTCGGAAGATACGTGGCTCAAGACCTTGTCGGTTGTCAACGATCCACGGCAGGAAGAGGAGAACATCGCCAAGGAGCGAAGTGAACAGGCGAGAGCCAATCTTGACCTACTAGGAGGCATGACGCATGACGACAGTGGCAGACGAGAAGAAACGGATTGATTATTTGCTGCAGCGTGACAAAGCTACTGACAAGCAGTTGGAAAAGGTCTACCGGCAAGCGAGCGCAGATTTGCGCTCGGTCATGCTGCACTACACCAGTATCTATGCAGTAGACGGCACGCTTGTGCCGGGAAAGCTGAGCAAGCGGCCAAGCCGCAAAGACCTGCAGCTGATACGGGATGCATACGCACAGCTGCCTGACGATTTGCCGGTTGACGGCGAGAAGAAGGCAAGAGTCTATGTCAGCATATCAGCCTTGACGCTGCAGACCATGCTTGTCGGATTGCTCGGACTGACGCTGCTTAAAAGCACGCCGAAAACAATTGGCATCGTGCAAGCAGACATAGAGACCGCTGTTAAAGAAGAACTTGCCTATCAGATACAAGCAATCCCGGAAACAAGTCGAGCAAAGCTAGCAGTTATCAAGAAGAAAGCGGCTAAAATCGCAAGTGAGCCGTCAACACCTAGTGCCACACTATCAGATGGCGTCAAGGACTGGCGGGAGCTCATCTGGCTTGACCACGACAGACTGCTGACCCAGATAGCCGGCATCATCGACGATGGACTGAAAAAAGGGATGACCGCCAAAAGCATCTCTGATGCCATCTTTCCCGGGGCTGCCGCCGACTTGCGATCACAGTCCGCAACGCGAGCCGTGATACAGGCCTTCAACTCGGCCAAGCGAGTGGCAAGAACACAGGCAGCTGCTCGAGAAGATGAAGTGGCACAGGCGGCCTTTGAGGCCGAAAAAGTCAAGTACTTCAGATGGGTCACTGAGCCTGGAGCGTGCAAGAAGTGCCTTGAGTTTGAAGCGGGCAGCCCTTATGAAGTGGCCAGCGGTCCACGCATCCCGGCTGACTCGCACCCTAACTGTCGTTGCCGGCGCATGCCGGTAGCTGCAGAAGACTAGTAACGCGTCCACACTGGCTCATGACGTTAAACCGTGCCTGGATACTATAGCCGACGGGCTCAAAGCGGAGGTAGAGTATGCCAGAAGATACTACAGACAAGCCAGTGAGCGCAGAAGAAGAAACCTCGACGATCCAAAGTGCACAGGAACCGGAGGAACGCACGTTCACGCAGGCGGAAGTTGACAAGATCGTGCAGAAGCGTATCGCGCGTATTGAGAAGTCGCAGGCGGAACTTGAAAAAAGTATCCGTGAGAAAGTGGCGGCCGAACAGGACGAAGCCGCCAAGCTTGAAAGCATGACCACGCAGCAGAAGAAAGCCTACGAAGCCAAGAAGAAGGATGATGAGCTGGCACAGCTCAAGCAGGAACTCACGCACTTTAAGATGCGCGGTGTTGCCACGGATATCCTTGCGGAAAAAGGCATCTCCAGCGACAAGGACGTGCTGGACTTCGTTTGCGCTGACACGGCAGAAGAGACGCAAGCACGCATCGAGAAGTTTGCCGCTATCGTAGACAGGGTAGCCGGTGCAAAGCGCAAAGCGCAGTTTACCCGGTCCACGGCTCCGGCAGCTTCGCAAAGCGGTAAAGAGACTACAGACAAAGACTTCAAGCGCATGTCGTATCAGGACAGGGCCAAGCTTAAGCAGAGTGATCCTGACCTGTACATGCGTTTGGTCAAGCAGACATACTAAGGAGGTATGACAATGCCAAGCAAAACAACAACGTCGGGTCAGGTGCTCGACCCGGAAGTACTGGCCGACATGGCATCGGCCGAACTGGTAGCGGATCTCAAATTCACGCCATTCGCGCAGACCGACGATACCCTTGAGGGGCGTCCAGGCTCGGAAGTGGACTTCCCCGCATGGAACTATATCGGGGATGCGGTTGATCTGACGGAAGATGAAGACATGGAGACAACTACGCTCACTTACGGTGTGCAGAAAGCAACAATCAAAGAGTACGGCAAAGCGGTAAGCATTACCGACATGGCTATGCTGACAGGATACGGCGACCCGTATGGCGAGTCGGTCAAGCAGCTCGGACTTGCGATGGCCAACAAACTGGATAACGATATCCTGCAAGTGCTCTCCGGCGCCCAGTATAAAGCTACTATAACGGCTACAGTATCGGGGCTTCAGGATGCGCTCGACAACTTCAACGATGAGGACGATGCGACGATTGCACTCGTCATCTCGCCTAAAGCGGCCGGCAAGCTGAGACTTGACGCCGGGGAGAAATTCCTTGCCGGCTCGGAACTCGGGGCACAGCGTATCGCTAGCGGCGTATATGGCGAAGTGCTTGGGGCGCAGATTATCCGTTCTCGCAAGCTCAACGATAACGCGGCCTATCTTATCAAGACATCCGATCCGGAAGATACCAAACCGGCCGTCAAGCTTATGCTCAAGCGTGGCGTCAACATCGAGACGGAAAGGAAGCCAGGTGCTCGCAAGACTAACCTGTATGCTACGGCGGTCGGCGCCCCGTATCTGTACAATCCGGCCAAAGTGGTGCAAATCACTTTCTCAGACATCACTTCTAAGGCCGGTACTACAGGTGCACCAGCTGACAAGACAGTCGATGCAGCGCCGGATAATGTCGACGAAAACCATCGAGTAGGGCGTAACAAGAAGAAGGCTTCTTCCACGTCATCCCCTGCTCCAGGAACGCCTGGCAAGGTCTAGTGCATGAGGTATGTAGTCACTAAGGCCTTCACCGACGCCAACTCAAACTCGGCTGATAAAGACGGAAACCTGCATATCTACTGGGAGGGGGATGCATATCCTTGCCGACCGTATGCAGGAGCACAGACAAAGCTGAGACTCAAGGAGCTGGTGGACGGCGGATATATCAGGAGGGATGTCGATGAAGGAGCAGATACTCAAGAGACTTAAGCTGCTGCCAAATCTCAAAGCAACCATCGATGGCGTTGATGCCGATTTGCTCGACTCACTCGCAGACGATGCTATAGCGCAAGCGCAGAACGACGGTTTTAGCGATAGCTCACTGGTACTCGGTGCCACATATCTGCTGGCACACTGGTGCACGGCGGTATGTAGCGAGTCAAGCAACGTCTCGGAGCAGACAGCGTCAGTGCTGACGGTCAAGTACTTTGACAGGGCCGGCAGTGACGATTATCTGGCTGAGTACAAGCGGCTCAAGGCCTCGCTCACTGGCAACTACATCGCCTTCTTGTAGGGGGTGCTTGTATGGGCATAGAGGTAAGCGGAGAAATAAGCGGCGAGCTTGACCTGGAAAAGCAGATAGCAGAGCTGCGCAAGCTTGACGGCATGACCTTGGAAGCAGGACTTTTTGATGGCCAAACGCAAAAGGAGGCTATTTGGAACGAGTACGGGACTAGCAGGGGCATACCTGCTCGCCCGTTTCTACGCAATACCATGTACGAGAACGAGAACCGCTTCGGCGCCTATATAGCGCCGTTTGTGGCCGGTATTCTCGACGGCGGTACGGCAGACGAAGTGGCTGCCAAACTGGGGCCGTTTATGGCTATGGCCATACGGCGGACCATCGCTGCCGGTGGTTTTGTGCCAAATGCACAGTCAACCGTGCGGCACAAGGGGCACTCAAAGCCGCTGATTGACACCGGCGCCATGTACGGCGCCATCGACTGGAGAAAGGACTGAGTGACATGTATCTTGATATGACGAGCGTACTCGACACTTTTGCGGTAGATGTCACGGTCTATCCCAAAGCGTCAGATGGTCAGTGGGTGGACGGTCAATGGGTAGACGGCACAGCCGGAGACCCGGTCACATACCACGAGCCGGTGGTACCTAACGGCCTTGTCGGCAAGTACTCGATAGTATCGCTTTTAAGGGATACCGGCAAAATTGAGCAGTACAACGCCGTCTGGCTGTCCAGCCACCGTGTCGAGACAGGTACAGTGGTAGAGCAGGGCGGAAAGAAGTACAAGATAGCAGACGTAACTGATCTGACTAGCTACTCTAACGTCTTAGTCTATTATCTCGAGAGTGAGGAGGGCGATGCAGATGGCGTATAACTACACCAAGCTATATACCCTTTTTGCGCGTATGATCAAGGCCAAGATGGGGCTTACCATGATAGAGCTCAACGGCAACGGCAAGCAACCAGCTGCGCCTTTTGTGGCTTTTGATATCGTAAGTCCCCGCATCCCTATCACATGGCTTGAAGATGAGGATGCTTTTGAGTGCGTAGTCAGCTTCACGGTTTATGCCAAAAGCAAGGTACAGGCCATGACGCTATGCGACCAGCTGCGTGACATGCTGGGCAAGACCAGCGCAAGAGACCAGTACGACGCTGCCGGTGTGGTACTGGTGGAGCGTACCGCCAGTCAGGTCAGGTACGTCGAAGAAACAGAAACGTATGCTTATATGGTCGGCTTTGATGCCCGCTTGAGGATAGCGGACGTCAAGACCGATGATGTAGGAGAAATCACAGAAATAAAAACAAAGGAGAGTTTAAATGGCTAGTATCAGCGATGTAACGGTCGTCCTTAACGTCGAGACACCGTCAGTCCCCGTCAACATGGGTAATCTGGCGGTTTTCATTAAGGGCGTAGCCGATAAAATCGAAAGCTTCTCGGCGCTTGAAGACGTCAAGAAAGCTCATAGCACAGAAAAAGGAGTCACACAGGTAGCAGACGGCTACTTCTCGCAGGCCGACCACGGCAGCAAACTTGTGGTGGTCACATATAGCGACGATGTGGTGGCCGCTGCCGACAAAGCGTACTCTGCCGGATGGGAGTTTGCGACACTTGTCCCAGGAACAGAAGACGGCAATGCGGGCGACGCTGCCGGTAAGCTTGCCGGCTACATCACCGGCAAAGCAGAACGTTTCTACGTGTCCGGGGAACCTGCCACGGCAGAAACGGTCACTAACGCAGATACGATCGTGGTCAAGCTCGGCAAGTCCAAGCGTGCCATCGTCTTTGTCAGCGGTGCGACTGCCGACGAAGCAGAGTACGGAGTTGGCGCTTTGGTAGGTGCCGTTGGTAACGAGACGGTCGGATCGGTGACGTGGAAATTCAAATCACTTGGTGGCGTCAAGCCGGCCGAGTACAGTGCGTCGGACATTCAGACGCTTCACGATGCAGGTCTTTTCACATACGTCGAAAAGGCCGGAGTTGCCCAAACTTCAGAAGGCAAGACGGCAGCGGGCGAGTATATCGATGCCCTTCATGGCGACGACTGGGTTAAAGCGACGATCGAGACCGAGCTTCAGCACTTGCTTTCATCATCAAAGAAACTTACGTTCGACTCTACAGGCATCGCTCAAATCGACGCCGTTGTTACCACGGTGCTCAACAACGCAACCTCGAACGGTATCATCCTGACGGACAAGGAAACGGGAGCTGGAGACTTCTCAGTCACCACTGTTTCCCGCGCGGATACACCGACAGCCGACATTGCAGAACGCCGCTATAACGGGTTGAGTTTCTCTTACACCCGTGCCGGCGCCATCCATAGCGTCAAAGTATCTGGTCAGATTAACTTGTAAGGAGGCATGACTATGACAACTACAACAGTATATAACGCTGCCGACGTCCACATTACGGTGGATGGACGCACGATCCAAGGCTTCCAGGACGGCGATATGTTTACTGCGTCTTTCAAGGAAGACCGCGTCCAGACATCGGTTGACGCCCAAGGCTATGCCAGTGTGGCGCTCAACGCGAACCGTTTGGGACAGGTGACAATCAACCTCTCGGGCGAGTCACCTGATCATAAGTTCTTGAACAACTTGGCGAAGTCAAACAAAATTTTTCCAATCGTCGCAACATCGACGAATGAAAAAATCAGCGGCACACAGGCGATCATCACGAAGCCTGCTAACGTGTCTTACGGCAAGACAACGCCAACAAGAACCTATACTATCGAAGTGCTGGACATGTCCATAGATGCACTTTAATAACAACCAATATGGCCGGGACTGGGTCCCGGCTTTTTTAGGAGGAGAAACAAATGGAACCAAAAGCAGCAAACATGAAGCAGCAGAAGGCTGCTAAGAAGACGCCTGAGACAGTAGACCGTCTTCGCGGCAATGAGAAGTGGGTATATACAGATAGCAACGGTTACGACTGGGAATACGAATTTCAGTTCCCAGGCATTCGCAAAGCATATGAGATCATCGACAACGCCCGCATGGAAAACGGTCAGATTGCCCGCTCCGTCATGTACGACGAGATGCTCAAGAGTGTGGTAGTCCAGCCGCATGGTCTCACGCTCGACGACTTCGACAACCGACCGGGGGCGGCCGAGCTCTTTGACGCGGTCGACTCCTTTCTTGGCTCGAGGATGCAATAGGGTCCCCGATGCGCGCGTCAAGCAGGATGTAGCTAGCGACTGGGAACTATGGTATCCGGTTATCATGGGGGTGGCGACTCGCGAAGAAGTGCAGCGCGCCACTATGTATCAGCTACAGGTATATAACCAGATAGCAGAGTATAAGGCACAGCTGACAGGAGGTGGAGCAGATGCCTGAGTCGACAATCAAGCTGACTACCAAGGTCAGCGGTATATCGCAGCTTGAGAAAGTGGACAGTCTGCTCAAGAGCATCAAGAGCAGCACGGCAAGCATGGGTAAGATGGAAACGCCGTTCGGTCTGTCCAAGATGGAAAGTCAACTGACTAAGATCAGTGCGCAGATGCGCAAGCTTGAGTCGGCAAATCCCGGCAAGGGTCTTGCGTCGGCGAAAACCGGAGCTGACGAGCTGGCAGCCGGAATCGGTAAGTCAGCATCGGCCGCCAACAAGCTGTCCGAGTCTTTTGAAAAGTCCCGACGCTATCAGCAGCAGCTCGTGACCGAGTCGCAGAGAGTGAAGCAGACACAGGAGCAGACGGCGCAGGCCTATCAGCATGCTGCCGCCGCTCAGAAAAGGGCGGTTGAGCAGATACAGAAGCAGACGGTATCCGCTCAAAAGCAGCCTGGCAAAGTGGCATCTGCTTTTAAGGAAGTTCTAGGCATGTATACGCTTGGCAATCTCGCCGCCAGCGGCATCATGGCCGTAGGCAGTGGCGTCAGGAAATACGCTGAAAGTGGCCTGGACTATATCTCGGAGCAGACAGCGTCACGTGTGCAGTGGGCATCAAACGCTCGAGCGGTCAACGACCTCCTGGGTCGTAAGATGACTGACGCACAGGCGCAAATCTTCTCCAAGCGCATGGTCAAGGATATATCCAATCTCGCCACCAGTGCCGGCAACGACTATAAGCAGGTATCCAACGCGGCCCTCGCTTTCTATGCAACTGGGGCCGGTGTTTCGACCGCCGGCAACCGCAAGAAGACACTGCAGCTGACTAAGGACATGCTTAACCTGCAAGACGCTGGTGGCATGGGCGACGACGAGATGGCACGCTTCATCGACAGTGTTGCCAAGACACTTGACCAAGACAAGCTAACCACCGAGCGTCTGCAGCAGCTCAAGCAGTTCAACACGAACATCGACAGCTATCTCGAGAAAGCTCACAAGAAGCGGACCGGCAAGGACGTCAAGAAAGTCGGGGAGTACTCAGGCGATGATCTCGTCAACGCACTTCACATGGCCGGCATGGCTCCCGGTGTTTCAACAGCTTCAGAGCGCATGAACCAATCTCTGGCCGGCACCAAGCGTGCCGTTAGTCACGGCATCACACGGATGTTCGCCGACTATGAGAGCTCGCTTGCCAAAAATCTCAACCGCTCCATGGGCGGAGACGGCAAGCTTTTCTCACGCATAACCGGGTGGTTCAACAACACGAGAAAGACCCAGTCCTTCACGGACACGTTGAGCAGCAAGAGTGCTACCGCTATAGACGTCACGGGCAAGCTGGCAACTAAGATCATCGAGCTCGGCAGTGCCGCTCAATCAGCGCTGAAGCCGTTTGAAAGCTCGTACATCAGCGGACTGGTCAGCGGCCTCAAGACACTCGGCAAAGGCATCGAGTCTACCGGCAAGAGTGTGGCCAAGACCGCCAGAAGCGTGGTTGACAGTCTGCCGCATGGCGCGGCGGACCGAGTTAAGTCGTATGTCAAGGATGCTGCTAAGATGGCCGGCCAGCTCACGGCAGTGGGCATTGCCATGCGTGGCCTGACCAAGATACCGGGAATCGGCACGGGAGCTGCAAAGCTCGTCGGTCAGATAGGTGGTCTACTTGGCCGCATACCTCTTGTCGGCAAGACGCTTTCATCCCTCTTCGGCAAGATTACCGGAACGCAGCCTACCACAGCAGCTACCCGCATGCAGCAGGCCGCCGATACCATGATGAGCGCAGCCAACCGCATGGCGGGCGTGTCGGAGAGCGGAGCTTCTGCCGGTGCGGCTGATGCACTGCCGCTGAGACGCACACAAAACAAGGCGGAACAGATCGCATGGTATGACCGCATGATAGCCTCGGGAGAGGCAGCTATGGGGGCAGAGGGCTCCCGCGTGGCCCGTAACCGCACACTTTTGGGCACAGTCAAAGGCAAGACGCTGATGACAGTCGGCAAAGCCGGCGCATGGCTTGCTAGTGGCAAAACCGGCAAGATACTCGGCGCCGTTGGTACCGCAGGACGCGGCATCAAGTACGTGGCCCGCAACGGTATGGTAGGCGTCAATGCGCTTATGTCCGGCATCGACGCACTCAACGTCATGGGGACGACAAAAGCCGGCACACTTGAGCGCTCACAGGGCATCGGAGGCGCCGTTGGCTCTGGCGTGGGTTCTACAGTCGGCATGGCACTCGGAACGCTGGTTGACCCGTGGACTTTCGGACTCGGTACTATAGCCGGCGGCGCTTTGGGCGGATGGCTCGGCAACAAAGCCGGGTCGTGGATCGGCGGCAAAGTAGGCGGCGGCACGTCAGCCAAAAAGAGAGCTTCCGCCCGGCAGAAAGCAGAGCAGAAGCGCCAGTCAAAAGCACAGGCCAAGTACCTGCGTGACAACTTCAACAGCGCTTACAAGTCGATAGTCTCCGGGGCCAAGGGTACTATGTCGGCAGCCAAAGCCTACAGACTTCGCAGCGCCGCTCGGGACTCGACATCTGCAGGACTAGCGGCAAGTATGCACTTTGATGACGCCATGAACTCCGGAGACCTGAAGGCGATGCAGAAGTACCAGACCCAAATGGCCCGAGAGGTCAAAAAGGCCGATACGGCAACCGTCAAAGCATACAGCCGCAAGTACACCAGGGCTAAAAAATCGACCAAGTCGGCATATAGCAAAGCGTATAGTGCAGCGTATGACTATGCTGGAGGCCTGGTCGGCATGACGCACAAAAGCCGTGTCAAGTATGCTAAAGCAACGGCATCCTCTGACAGTGAGTACGTAGCCGCTCGGAAAGCCGAGAAGAAGGCTCTTAAAGAGCGACGGGCCGCCGTTAAACTTTACGAGAAGGAAACTGGAGAGAAGTACGGCAGAGCAAAGACCGCCAAAAGGAGCTCGAGCAGGTCGGCAAGCGCCGCAACGAGTGCTGCGATAGGGTCAATCCGTGGTGGCCACCCTTTGGTAGTCGGCAAAAACTCGTCGAAGAAGTCCAGAAAGACTACATCGTCAAGACATGCCGTCAGCCCTAAGCCTGGTGTACGTCCGAGAGCCATAGATGACGGTGCAAAGGTATCCAGGACTGCCAAGGCGACAAAATCGCTGAAGAGCAAGAAAGTAAAGGTATCCGCTACGGTAAGCGGTGAAAGAAAAGTCAAATCGCTTGCCAAATCCGCAAAGGCGGTCAAGAGCAAAAAAGCAAAGGTAGCTGTTACTGCTACTGGAGAGAACAAAGTCAAATCGCTTGCCAAGTCCACAAAGCGGCTCAAAGGAAAGAAGGTCAAGGTATCTGCTACGACTACTGGTGAGAGCAAAGTCAAGAGCCTGTCCAAAGCTGTCAAGTCGGTCAAGGGCAAGAAGGTAAAAGTGGCTGCTGCCGTATCTGGCGAAGGCAAGATCAAGAGTCTCAAGTCGGCAATCCGTGGGCTTAAGGGCAAGCACGTGTCAGTGTCTGCCAGGGTCAGCGGCTTGTCGGCAGTGAGAGCCCTTGCCAGTGCTATCGCAAGAGTGCACTCAAAGCACGTGACCGTCACGGCTACCAAACACGGCAAGCTAGCAACAGGAACGCCAATCTTCAGCTTTCCGCGGCTCGCCAAAGGCACGCCTGCGTCAACAACCACTCGCTGGTCGGCTAACGGTGGCGTCAAGCGCGGCACGTACCTGGTCAACGACGCTGCCGGCGATGATTTTGTCGAAGCTTTCCGCACCAAGGACGGCACGGTGGGCCTCTTCCCTAAGCAGCGCAACCTTTTGGTGCCGCTTGACGAAGGCACGCAGGTGCTCAATGCCCGGGATACCAAGCGACTGTTTCCTCGCCTCGAAAAGGGTTCAAAGAATTTCAGCAGCGGTGGCGGCAGCGTAAACATGCAAAACACCTTTAACATCACGATTAACGGAGGAGACGGCGACTTGAAGGACGTCTCCATGCAGCTCTGCAACCAGATCGCAAACGCAATCGGCGAGAAGCTGCAGAAGCAGTTTCCGGCAGCAGAGATATAGGGGGATGCAGACATGGCTATAATCACAGACGGCAAGAAAACCGTCACTCTGCGGCTCGATAGCGAGTCGGAAGAGTACACCAGCACAGTGTCACAGTACCCGATACAGTCGGGCAATCCGGTCACGGATCACACGCAGCGGTCAGCGTCAACGTGGACCTTCACAGGCCGTATTTATGGCACTCAGTCACAAATCAACAACGCGTGGTGGGCACTCATGACCTGGAATGAGCGGGGAACACTCGTGCGTTTCCAAGGCATGATCTACAAGGGCGGCTTGATGATATCAGACCTCAAAAAGTCCTATAGCGGTGCCACCAACGCCATCGATGTCGAGCTCACGCTCACGGAAGTGCGCACAGTATCGACCAGCTATACCGGGACCAGACATGTCGGGCCTGTGGCCCCCAAGGCCACAAGGAAATCAAGGAAATCGAGTGCAGTCTATGTCACTGTCCGCCCCGGCAACACGTACTGGGGTTGGTGGAGGCAGTACGGGACGCCTATCCAGACGCTCCGCAACTGGAACCACTGGCCTGACCGTCGCATACCGGTAGGCGCGAAAGCGAGGGTAAAGTGATGGAGAAATATGAACTCAATATTGATGAGCTGCCGATGTCTTTTGACGTCACTTTTGGCAGCTTGACGTACACCATGCAGCTCAACTACAACGCGGTCGGTGACTACTACACCGTCGACCTGTATGACAGTGACTATCAACCTATAGTCCTAGGCGAGAAACTGATCTACGGCAAGCGGCTATGGTCGAGATACACGTCGGACAAGATACCAGCGGTTGACCTGACGCCCCTTGACCTGAGCGGTAGGACTCACACGTGCAATAAGGGAACTTTTGGTAAAACAGTCTTTCTATACACTGGAGGTGATGACGATGGGACGTCAGTATAACTTCCAAATCAAGGTCGACGTGCATGTCAACGGCCGCATTCTGCACTACGAGTACAGCAAGAACTCGGCTAAGTCGATAGAGATACACTTCTCGGTGCCGTTCTCGGTCGAGGCCGAGCGGCAGGTGACTGAGATAACTCTGTATAACATCAAGCCCGGCGACTATAACGCCATCGGACAGGGAGCTCGAGTCGACCTGTATGCAGGGTATGCGGGGGATGTCGGTCTGCTGATATCAGGCACCGTTTTCCGCAAGATTGCCCCGACGCTGAGCGGGGCAGACACTGCATACGTTCTACGGGTCCTTGAAGGTCCGGACTACACGCGCCTACCTAAGGTCAACATCACCTTTGCTGCCGGCACCAGGGCTTCCACGATAGTCCGAGAGGTTGCCAGACGTGCCAAGATGTCGCTCAACTTCATATCGATCAACAACGACAAGACTTATGCCGACGGCTACACGGCGGAGGGACACCCGCTTGAAGTACTGAGCTCGATAGCCGATGACACCAAGACATCCCTCTTCTATCTTCGCGGCAAGCTGACCTTTGCTTTTATCTTCAAGGGGAGGGCGGCCGAGAGCTTCCTTCTGACACCGTCCACCGGTCTGGTGGGCAGTCCGACGTCACAAAGCCGCGACGAAGACTGGAAAGACGGGGACGACGATGATGGCTACGGCCGGTGGAGCTTCTCGTGCACGAGCATACTCAACTACCACCTGACCTCCTTTTCGAGGGTGGAGCTCAAAAGCAAGTATCTGACGCATGGTATGTACGTGACCACAGGCGAGCACAGCTTTGACGGCAAAGAGCCGAGGACAACTTTTGAAGGGATTGAAAACTAGTGGCGGACAGAAATAACGATACACTTTTCATAAAGCAGCTGCTGTCCAGCATCAGTGCCAACCTACACGTGGCCCAGCTCGCCAGAGTGACGTCGCTTAGTGCCAATAAAACACGTTGCGACGTGCAGCCGCTTGCCCACAACCTGAGCGGTGGAAAGCGTGCCATGCTGCTAAGCGTAGTAGTAGGGCGGTGTGCCCGCCAGTATATCAGTGTAGGCAGTGTGGTGGTAGTCGGCTTTTTGGACAGGTCGCTAGAGTCATGGGACGGCACCGGAGCCGACTATGATATCGGCTCGTCGCGCATGCATGACCTTAACGACGCAGTAATCTGGGAGGTGATCACTTGATAGACATCAAGACAACCGCTGAAGGAGACCTTGTTTTTGCAGACGACGACCTGCAGACCGCAACAGGTGCGGAAGAGGTGGAACAGAGCCTGTCCTTTTTGCTTAGAACGCGCAAGGGGGAGCTCTTCTATGACGCGGACTCTGGTCTGGACCAGACGGGGCTCTTCGGCCGGGGGTACGACACGCAGCAGATAGCTGCCAACATCGTCGACTGTCTGCAGCAGGACAGTCGGGTTCTCACGGCAGTAGTCAGCAAAACCGAGGTCAAGGACAGAACGCTGTACGTCAGCTTCTCATGCACACTTTACAGCGGCGAAAACATAGAAAGTGAGGTGATACTATGATAGACGACAACGGCTTCTCGCGCCCTACCTACGACGAGCTGGTCGATGACCTGAGCACCGAGTGGCGCAGGCTTTTTGGCGAGAATGCGCAGACCGGCGGGCACTCGGTCGGCGGCGTAGTCATACGCATACTAGCCTACGTGCTTGACCGACTGTATCAGCTTGCGGAAGTGGTCTATAACGCACAGTTTGTGGACTCGGCGGAAGGGACAACACTCGACCAGCTCGGCGCAAATGCGGGCGTTGCCCGCAAAGCAGCTGCGCCAGGTATCGGAAAGGTCATGATATATGGGACGGTCGGCTATGTCGTGCCGTCCGGGACACTGCTCAAGCGGTCCGATGGCCTGATGTACGTGACTACCGAGGATATCTCTCTGACCGATACCGGACACGCGAGCGTAGATGTCAACGGCCACACCATAGCCGTGTCTACCGGTACCGTTGGATATGGATCGTCTGACTACCTGTATGCCGAGGGACAGGGGGATGCATATAACTGCAGCACCAAGACGGACCTGGAGCAGGTAACACCTGTGGAAGAGATCGCCTATGCCTACATGTCCGACGTCACGGGCGGGGCAGATGAGGAGACCGACGATAGCCTGCGCGAGCGTATCGACCTGGCTAACACTTCGGCCCGCCCCTCGTCCCCCTATGATGGTGTACTGTCGGCGGTCAGGGCGGTAACGGGCGTCAACTCGGTCAAGATAATCACCAACGACACCATGACCGACGATCCAACAACCGAAACACCGGCCAAATCGGTACACATCTATGTAGACGGTGGTTACTCGGCTAACGTAGGCGCCGCCATCTTCGCATCGCTTGCCGCCGGCATCGCTACGGCGGGCAAGACGGTTGTCAGCTGCACGGACATAGCTGGCAACAAGCACGATGTACGCTTCGACTATCCCACAGGGCTGCCGGTCTATGTATCCGTCAAGCTGACCAAGGATCCTGATCAGTATCCGCTTGACGGCGACAGTACCATCAAAGCTGCAATCGCCGACTATATCGGCGGTATCGGCATGGGCGGCACTGTCCGCTACACGTATCTGTACAAGCTGATATATGATGCGGTACCAGGCATCGTGGCGGCTGATGTCAAGCTCGGCAAGACGCAAAACGCTATGACTGCCGCTGATATAGCAACGTCGCCCACCCAGACACCAGCGACATCGCTTGACAAGGTGGTGGTGTCATGAAGATAAAAGCCGAGCTGATGAAGCTCATACCATCGGCACTGTCTCACGAACGCAATAGCAACACGGCGAAGGTTGCCGAGTTTCTGGCTCGGGGGCTTGAAAAAGCTAAGAGCACCTACACTACCATAGCGGACTGGTACAGTGTGGACGCTGCGCGTGGCAAGGCCCTTGACAGGCTCGGAGCCAAGTACGGTGTGGTTCGTGGCCCTTGTGACGACAGCTTTTACCGTTACATGATCAAGGCTAAGCAGGCCACCAGACAGGGCGACAGCAGCGTCGACGGCATCTTAAGAGCGATGCAGAACGCCCTGGGTATCGACGTTGCCGGTGTAGTGGTCGAGCCCGCCACGGTCGGCGGAAGCATAGAGCCCCAGTCGCTGCGGATAACGCATGTCCCGCTGCGTTTCGCTCGCAATGAGTATGAGCAGCGCTTTATGCTTTCACAAATTGAAGGCAGCGTGGCACTGGGCGTCAAGCTACGTGGGCTGCAGTTTGACGTCGCCCTTACAGGCACGAGCTTTGCTGGCGCCGGTATGGCGAGCGTGGCTATTTACCACCTCGACAACTCGGCAGACCACACGGTGGATGTCGATGGCAGATGGGGCGTTGGTGGCACTCAAGGATATGTCAGCGTAACCGCAGTTGATGACAGTGTGGACTATAGTCACGCACTGGCTGCCACAGCAGCACCCGGTGCGTCTATGGCAGCTGCGGATATGACGACCACAGATGACAGTGTCAGCTACACCGACAACGCAATGGGTAGCGCTGGCGCTGCCATGTATCAGTCATATGCGGCAGAGGTGGTCATCACGGACCAGTGGGACGCTCGCTTTGATATCGGCACCCCGGCATATGCAGGGGCGGTACTTGACTACCGTGAAGAAGTAAGAAAATAGGAGGATATATAGTATGGCAGACTTTAAAGCTGTTATCATCACTAAAAAAGGCCAGTCACTCATGGCCAAGCTGATGTCCGGCACTGGTGGCGTGGAGTTCACACGCATCGCAGTGTCAGACTCACAGTATGCCGACTCGCAGCTAGAAGGGCTGACGGCCCTCGGCTCGATCAGACAGTCGGCGCCCGTATCACGGGTACGGAAAACCAATGACGTCGCAGTAGAGGTACAGGCGTCAGTATCCAACGAGCAGCTTGTCGCAGGCTACTACATGCGCACGCTCGGTCTTTACGCTAAAGACCCCGATGAAGGAGAGGTACTGTATGCCGTATGCTCGGCACAGACGGCCGGATACATGCCGCCTTTTAACGGAAAGACAACCTCAGGCGCTTTCTTCCGCCTTACAACGACGGTCGGAAACGCATCCAACCTTTCGCTGCAGGTCAACCCTGCGGCGGTGGCAACCGTCGGAGATATCGTCGACCTGCAGTCTCAAATCGACGATATGCGCAGTACCATAGGTTACAACGCGGACGACATCTACGGGGTCGAGATTGACTACGTCAACCGCACCTTCAAGCGTTTGGCCGGCGCCGAGAACCGCACTCCCGGCAAAGCTTTCGACGGCCTGATTCCGTGGCATCGCAGACGCTGCATTCTCGCAGATGACGGCACGGTTCTTGCCTATCGTGGAGAAGCCGGATATACCGAGACAGGGGCTACAACGACTGCACTGACGGTCAACGGGGTTACCTACCAGGCCGGCACACAGGCGCAGGTCATGGTGGAGCAGCCACGCTTCTACTATCGGACCGTCCCGCTTGTCACCGAGAAGATAGACGGCTATGACGGCTATCATATGCGCAAAGCACGCTACTACGTGTCAGCCACACCGCACGCCGGCTTCAAGACCCATCCCGCTTTTGTGGCTGACGGCAAGGAGCTCGACAAGGTCTATATGTCGGCCTATGAAGCATGCCTGTACGATACGTCGGCTAAAACGTATAACCTCACGGATGAGCAAAACGGCGACTTTACGGCATCTACAGGGGACAAACTTTCGTCGATAGCCAAGGCCAAGCCGGTGTCGGGGCAGACGCAAAACGCAACCATCGATGCATATCGTCAGGTAGCTCACAACCGCGGCACCGGTTGGGAGCTGGACCTCATCCAGACCCTGTCGGCTACGCAGCTGCTCTTCGCGGTCGAGTATGCATCGCTCAACTCTCAGGAAGCAATCGCCGACGGCCACTGTCGCACCGCTGATGACGCCAAGAGCAATCTCGCGACGCTCACTGGCGCTACCGCCAGCCTGGGGGATGCTTCCGGCAGCGACTCGGCTACAGGAAGCGTATCGTATCGTGGCCAGGAAAACCTGTGGGGCGATATCTACAGTGTCACGGACGGACTCAACGCATACTCGGCAGAAGGGTCCGGCGACTGGTATGTAGCTGATCATGGCTTCAATTCAAAAAAGAAGGATGGCCAGTATGCGCACGTCGGCTTCAAGATGATCGGCAAGAAGGGCGATAACTCCAACGGATACATCTCAGCCTTTGGCTACGATCCTGATTTTGACTGGCTTTTCCTCGGAACCGAGGTCAAGGGCGATTCGCACCTACCAGTCGGTGACATCTTCCTCCTCAACGCCAACCTCGGATGGCACGCCTTCGGCTTCGGTTCGGAATGGGATGGCAGTGTCGGCGCGGGGCTTTTCAGGCTGGATGGCTCCGCTGGCGTGGCCTATCGTGGCCGCGGTTGGAGTGCTCGCTTAACATATAGAAACACCAAATAGATATAAATTTCTCACTAAAAATGCACGAAGAAAGAGAGGGAAAAGCATGAAAGACTATGGCAAGACCTACTCGGCTTTCAGGCCGGAGGCTGTACACCTTGACGAAAACGGTGTCTGGGTGGCAGACGGCATCACGGAGACACAGCAGAGCTTCGAGGACGGGGCCAAGTACACCGTGTACGAGTACCAGCTTAAGTACTATGCAAAAGACGAGTACATCCTTGACAAGATGCAGCAGGACCGTGAAGACAGCGCAGCAGCACTGGCGGAAGCGGTCGACAGTCTCATGGCGGGAAGGGGGCTTAAATAGTGGTAAAAGTATATGTTTTACTTATCAAGTGTGGCAGACGCACAGTGGAACAGACGCCGTCCATCTGGTATCAGGATACGGTCGATGAGCTGCGCAAAGAAGGGTGGTTCGACGAGCACCCTGAGCAGGACCCACTGCTGACCGGAGCGACAAAGCGTAGAGGGGGCCGATATGCATGATACATGGACTCTGGGGGCTTAGCTGGGGAGAGATCCTCAGCCTGGTAACCCTTGTCGGTGGTGGTATCACTCTTTTCAGCAAACTTGTCAAGGGCGGCATGGAGAGTGTACTGGCCCCTCTGAGAGCATCGCTTGACGAGCTCAACGGCAACCTAAAGCGGCTCAACGGAAACTTTCATCGACAGGAAAACGAGATTGAGAAAATCAACGAAGACTTGCACGCTCATGAGCTGCAGCTCAGAGAGCATGACGTAGAAATCGAAACACTGAAGAAAAAGGAGGACGCTCATGAGAGATAAAGTATACAAAGCACTGCACAACGTGGACGGGACACTCAACCGCATGACTCTTGCCGGACTGGTATCGGCACTGCTGCTGCTTGTGCAACAGGTCGCCGGTCTGCTCGGCATGGACCTTACTGGTCAGATGGCGTCCGTACAGGACTGTATCAACACGGCACTGACTATCCTTACGATAGTCGGTGTTGTGTCAGTACCAAAAGAGGAGGACAACGATGACAAGAAGTAAGATGATGACCGGTCTCGCCGTAGCGGGTCTGCTGCTGATGGCTGCACCAGCGGAAGTACAGGCAAACCGTGCGCAGGGTACAGATTTAAGCCGCTACCAGGGATATACTGCGGTCAAGGGACAGGCGAGCGACGAGTTTGCCATCTCACAAATTGGTGGCATCAACACCGGCGGCATCTACACGCAGGCCACCTACCAGTCACAGGTCGCTACCGGCATCGCACAGGGGCTGCGCATGCATACGTACATCTGGTATCAGGTGGGCGGTGACAAGCAAGCGGCTAAGCAGTGCATGGACTACTTCTTGGCGCGTATTCAGACGCCTAAAGGCTCCATCGTCGCGCTTGACTACGAGGACGGAGCCTCGGCAAGCGTGGCAGCCAACACGGACGCGATCTTGTATGGTATGCGGCGCATAGCTGACGCGGGCTACACACCCGTGTACTACTCATACAAGCCGTACACACTGGCTCACGTCGACTACAAGCGTATCCTGGCAGCATACCCCAGCTCACTTTGGATAGCAGCTTACAAGGACTACAGTGTCACCACTACACCGGACTATGCGTACTTCCCGAGCATGGATGGTGTGGCTCAGTGGCAGTTTACAAGCTGCTATCGTGCCGGCGGTTTAGATGGCAACGTCGATCTGACGGGTATCACGCAAAACGGCTACCGTAAAGGGGATGCTGCAAAGCCTGTAACCAAGCCGACAGCGGTTAAGCAGGGCATCAAGGCGGATAACACGCCTAAGGCCGACATCAAGGTCGGCTACACGGTCAAGGTCAACTTCTCGGCTCGCAAGTGGGCAAGTGGTCAGTGCATCCCGTCATGGGTACACGGCAAGGCCTATCGTGTGCAGCAGGTATCGGGTAATCGAGTGCTGCTGGCCGGCATCATGAGTTGGATCAACAGGGCTGACGTCGAGATACTGCAGACATCGGCACAAGCCAAGCGAACCACCGCGGGCACTTACACAGTGCAGTCCGGTGACAGTTGGTGGTCAATCGCCAACCGTCACGGTATGTCTATGTATACGCTGGCTGCGCGCAACGGCAAGACGATTTACAGTATGTTGCATTCTGGCGACAGACTGACCATCAGCGGACAAACTGCCGCTGCCACGCGTACCTACACTGTCAGACGCGGGGACACGCTGAGCGGCATCGCCGGCAGACTGGGCGTGTCGGTAGGCCATCTGGTGCAGACTAACCATATCAGCAATCCAAATTTGATTTTTGTCGGTCAGCGTTTGGTATACTGACAACTTCCGTGGTATACTATAGTCACCAATTGCAGTCACAATTGCATACAATAGCTTCGTAATCCCCCGTTTGTACGGGGGATATTTTTTTGCAAAAAGTTGTCAAAAATAGTTGCAATATCTAACATATATGTTATAATTAAGACATAAGTTAAGGGAAGAAGGAAACAAAAATGATTAAGGAAACAATTGAAGTGAAGTACATTATAAGCAAGGAAGACAGAACAGCCGCTCTGTCACCGGAAGACATCTGGCCAACGAACTCTTGGGAACACGAGTATTGGAACAAAACACAAGTGTTCCATCAATTCAAAAACAACGGTCAAGTTTCAAAAAGCGACTGCAGCGAGTATGATGTTGTCAATCGCGAAGCTGAACGTTTGCTGAAAGAACGTCTTGAACTGAAGGCAAGTACGGCCAAAGATCAAGCAAAAGCAAATGAACTGGCTAAGACTGTTACGAAGGCTTTTGAAGGAAAAGAGGCATACGATATCGAATGGGATTACATCGAACAGGGCGAATTCGATGATACTAAAACACCCGGCTGGGTAACAATCAAATCAAAGACTAGTCACTCAAACTGGTATCAAAACGGCGGCTTTGCAAACCGTCCTAGCGAATATCACTATCAAGTACCTGTCGAAGCTAAAGATGAAGCTCTTGAACTGCAAGGGCTTCGCAAGAAACATCAAAACGATATGACGTTTGATTTTTATGCATGCGACTATCCGCGCCGAACAGTCAGAGTTGCTGACCATGATAATTTTTAAAAAAAGTTGTCAAAAACAGTTGCAACATCTAACATATATGTTATAATTAAGACATAAGTTAAGGAAAAATTTAGGAGGTCTTTAAAATGAAGTATCAAGTTAAGGTAAACGGCAAGGTTGTTAATGCATATGATTTCGAGTGGAACGATGATATTAGCTTATGGCAGGCAATCGGCGAAGAAGGAGAGCGTCTTGGGTTGGCGGTTACCGAAGAAAACCGGGCCGACTGGGAAGATTGCGACGGCGATAATATCAAGGATTTTCTTGAGAACGCCCTGAAGGCCGGATTCATCGAAGATTATGATATTGAAGAGAGTGGCGAAGATGATGATTAAGCTATCAGGCTACCTAATGGCGGCAATCGTGCTATGTGTGTTGTTGCCGTTTTTTAAAGACGAAGATTAAAAATAGCCCCTTATATACCGTGTTATTATATACTTGTAAGGAAGATAATAAAAAAGAAAGACAAGAGGTAAGGAATCATGAAAAAAGAACAAGAACAAAAATACTATGAAGGAACAAACATCGAAATCGACTCAACTGTTTTTTATAAAGACCGCAACACGGGCGTTATCATACCTGAAAAAGAATATGTAGAGATGTTAAAACGTGAAAGCAAAGAATATAATCTTACAATCGATGAGTTAATCGCTGATGAAGATCAATTTTACATGGTTGATGAAGATGGTAACGATTATAACCATTCTAAATACATTGAAGGCTAAGAAAAAACACGATTAAAAAAGGCTGGTCATGTGCGGCTAGCCTTTTTCATTAAAGAAACGAGGTTTTAAAAAATGCTTATCACGGTCGAAGGAACTGACGGATCCGGAAAAACAAGCGTAAGAGGTGATTTAAATGAAGAGGAAACGAAAACTCATACCGCTTGAGTTGCAAAAGCGGTATGATAAACTGTTAGCCGTTGTGCCGGAATTGTCAACAGTGCAAGACGTCCAACAATCACTGGATATCATAAAAGAGTGTACCAATGCTGAAGGCTTTAATGCGTTGGGCTATGCGCTTACCAACGTTTTTGAGGGCGCATGGCTAAAAGATGCCAAAGCTATATACGACTTTGACAAGACACTATTTGAGACTTTGAGCGATCAAACCGATTTAGCGGTTGCCAGCGACACGTTGAAACGCCTGCCGTTTAAGTGTGCATACATCTGCATGCCCGTTAAACTGACAGGCCCGCAAGACACACCCATGGACGGATTCTTTGCCCTGAAAAAAGAAGACGTGATCAAGTGCCTGTTTGTGTCCGTAGACACTCTGGCGTTCGGGCAGTTGGATATTCACTTGGATGCTAGAACGTTTGAAGAAAACGAAAAACTAAGTATTGAAGAAGCCCGACATTATGGCGCTGAGTTTGTCCGCTCGCCAAATAGCAATACGACAAGAGCATCTAAACTGATAGTGCAGTTGTTGTTATACCTATGTGCTGCTAACGCTGACGTACAAGAGCGCAGACCGACCACCGCACAAACCAAAAAGACACCGAAAGCATCCGACAAGCGCCCAGTCAGGTACTGGGATGTTGGTGTACGTGTAGGCGCCACGATTAAGCGCAACCGCTCATACGCTGCAAAAACGCAGCGCAAAGGTGGCGACCATAAGCAGCACGCCCGCCCACGTCCGCATTTAAGGCGTGGCCACTGGTCGCATTTTTGGACCGGGAAACGAGACAGTGCGGACCGTGAGCGCATCCTCAAGTGGATTGAACCGGTGTATATCAACGCGGATTCCCCCGATGATCTGCCGACGACTATTCATAAAGTTAAATAAAGGAGAAATGAATTATGAAGAAAACAAGTGAATCACAAATCAAGGCCGTCAGGGCTTACGAGAAAAGAAACCCGGCTTTGACGTACTATCAAACACGATGGAGCAACGCCAGAGCTTTTGTATCAAGCAAAGCAGACCGCTTTGAGGAAGCCAAGCAAGCAGCAGGCGCCAACCGGTACCGTGAAGATTTGAAAAGCTTGCGAGACATGATTGACGAGAGGCTTGAAGAGCTCAACGAAACGAAGTAGGCAACGGACAACAAAAAAGACAACAAAAAAAGACAACGCTGGTCAAGGTTGAGCAAGTGATGTCTTTTTTTGCGCATATAAAGCGACTTGAGCAAGTAAGAGTAAACTAATTTAGTTATACTAGTATTTGTTTTTGCCTACAAGTAGGGAAGTTTAATCAGGCAATAAGATGTGGTAAACTTAAAGGTAGGCAATCAGAAACGAAATGCAGAGCATCGCCTGGAATTTTTGGGCGATTCGGCAAATTTTAAAACGAAATTGGTGAAAAAAATGTCTAATTTGCAAACATATGCTGTCGTCGATCTCGAGATGACGGGCACCAATCCGAACGGCAGTGAGCGCTTGATACAGTTTTCCTGCGTTTTTACGGAAGGAAACAAAATCGTCAATACGTTCTCGACTTTAATCAATCCGCTGAGAAAAATTCCGGAAGACGTACAGAATTTAACAAACATCACGGATAAGGACGTTAAAAACGCTCCGACGTTTGATGAAGTCGCTGGGACGATTTATGCGCTTTTAAGCGACACGGTTTTTGTTGCGCACAATATTGAACTTGATTACCGTTTTTTGAACAGCGAATTTGAACGCATCGGATTTCCGAAACTTGACATTGAAGGGATCGACACCGTCCAGCTTGCGCAAATCGCGTTCCCGACGCTTGCTTCATACCGTTTGGGAGATCTTGCACATTTTCTGGGATTCAAACACAAGCATCCTCATCATGCGGACAGCGATGCTTTCGTAACGGCCGAACTTTTCATCCTGTTGCAAAAGAAACTTGCTTCAATGCCGGAAGCCTTGCTGAAAAGTCTGCTCAAGCTCTCTGATGCGCTCCTTTATGAAACGAAGCAGTGCATTTTGCAGGCATATGAAAATAAGCGAAAACAATATGAAATGTTGGACAAAGAGCACATCGAAGTTGATGGAATCGTGCTCAGACGACCTCGTTTTGAGGTCAAAAAGGGCTTTGACGATAAATTTCCGAAAACTGAGGCTGAGCAGTCCCGGCTTTTTTCGGGAGTTATCGACTGGAGAAAAGAACAGGCAAAAATGATGAACGATATCTACGAGCACTTCAACGATGATGAAAAGATGCTTTTGGTTCAGGCTCCGACGGGCATGGGCAAGACGCTCGGGTATCTCGTGCCGGGCGCATATCAGGCTCAAGAAGGAGCTTCAACCGTGGTTTCAACGTCGACGACGGCATTGCTGGATCAGATCGTCAAGGAATCCGTGCCGCTGCTTAAAAAGATCGTTCCGTTCGATTTCACGTATGAAGTCATGAAAGGCAGCGGACATTATATCGATCTTGAAAAATTCAGTCATACGCTCAAGATTCCGATGAACAATCAGACGCGTTTGCTTCAGATGCGCATTTTGTCCTGGCTTTGGCAAACGACGACCGGTGATATGGATGAACTTCGTCTGACGACCTATCGAGCTCAGTTGTTTAAAATGATTAAACATGCGGGAGTCGGGTCATTGTCCGATAAAAGCGCATTTTACGGGCTTGATTTTGTGAGGCTGAGGGACGTCAGAGTCAAATTTGCGGATTTCGTCTTTACCAATCATTCTTATCTGGTGCGCCATGCCGAAGAAATCGGCAAGAAAAAGGCCAATCTGATTTTGGATGAGGCCCAAAACATTCCGGGCGTTGCAATGGAACAGGGCGGGTCCGTTTTTGATTTTGACTTGGTCAAAATTTATTCAGATACGCTGCTTGTTTCGATGGAGTCGCGCATTTCATTTTCGTTTGAAGGACTGATCAGGCAGCATTTTCTGACGAAAAACGAATATCGAACGATTCTGCGCAATATTCAGATAATCGACCATTCCGTGCCGTTCATCAGAGAGAAGTTTTGGGAACGATACGTCAGAACAAAGGGCGGATCAAAAAAAGAATTCGTTGAAACGCTGCTTTCTCCAAATAAAGTTTTGGGCCTTTTAAAAGAAAATTTTGCGATTTTTTTGAAGACGACCAAGGCGTATACCGAACTTTTAGGGCAGATGACGGAAATGAAGCAGCGCTTTTTCAGAGCACTTGATGCCGGGACGCTTGATCACGAGGCCGTAAATCTTCTGACTGATTGGTTTATTGATTGCGAAAAGCTTGTCGAATCAATGGAGAAGTGGCATTTGCTGGAATTTTCCGAACTCGAAAAAATGGACGAAACAACGCTGGTTTGGATGAAACACTCGCCAAATAATCCTAAAACGCATTTGCGCCTGTGCTTTTCAAGACTTGAAGCCGGAAAATATCTTGAAGAAAGAGTTTACGGATATTTTAAGCATATCGTGATGTGCGGGGCGCTTTTATTCACGAAGAAGACCGAAGATTATACGAAGGATCAGCTCAGGCTGGATGACGACGTTTTGACAAAACGATATCAAAGCGAATTTGACTATGCTCATCAGGCAAGAGCCGTCTTTGCGACGGACTCGCCCGATCTTTCGTCAATGCTCAGCAAGGCTGAATATCATGCATATTTAACGGCTGCGTTGTCAGACATTATTGAAAAAACCTCTTTGCAAACGTTGGTTCTGTTTAATTCTTTGGAGGATATCGAAGCGGTTTACAATGGACTTTCGATCCGCGGACTGAATAAAAAAAGAGAGATTTTGGCTCAGGGAGTGAACGGAACTCCCGAAAAATTGAAGAAACGGTTCGTTTTGACTTCTTCAAAAAGCATTTTGCTTGGAGCGGGAAGTTTCTGGGAAGGAATCGATCTTCCGGAAGAAAAGCTTGAACTGTTGGTAATTACGCGTCTGCCATTTCAGTCTCCTGATTCATTGATCAACAAGGTGCGTTATCGTAACGTTCAAGCCAAAGGACACAATCCTTTTTCGGCCGTTTCGCTTCCCGAAGCAGCTTTAAAGTTCAGGCAGGGGTTTGGAAGGCTGATCAGAACAAAAGACGACCACGGCATTTTGGCAGTGTTGGATTCGCGCATCGTCAATAAGCGTTATGCTCATGAGTTTACCGACACGTTGCCGAAAGATTTGCGAATTGATCGCGTCGAAATGAAAGACATTCCCGAAATTATTTGTGATACCGAAAAAGATTTTGGGTTTTAGGTGCCGCTGACGAGAAAAGACTGGTATAATAAAGCATGTGTTTTATTTTCAGTCGATTCTGCACGATGCATGAAGGGAGTTTTTAATTAAATGAAAAAAAAGCAGCATGGCAAGCTGTATCTTTTTATGGGAGTTTTGCTGGTAATAGTTGCTGTTTTAGGGATTTTCTTTAAATCAGTGCAGCCGGAAAATGAATTCCTTCGCCTTTTCCAGATTTCCTTCTCCCATAACATTTCCAAGCAGAATACCGCCCGCACTTGCCACACCAAAGCACAGCACAGTTCCGATATTTCTTACAACG